GTTTATGCAAGCCTGGCTTGCCTATCTAAAGTCAAACAGAAAAGCAAAAACAGTCAGTTAAGGAGGACTTATGGATAACCAAATCACTACAATGCAAGAAGTAACGCCCGCAACCCAGAAAGCCTACGACACCCACGCGAGGATCCTGGCCAACGGCCAGGTAATGGCCAGAGCACTGGTAGATGTGTGTCACGATCTTAAGACCATGCGGGATGAGGGCCTATACACGGAGCTGGGCTATGACACATTCGAAGAGTACGCCGAGCAAGCCTGCGGCATTAAGCAGCGGCAAGCCTATTCCTACATATCAGCCTATGAAAAGCTGGGTCAGAAGTATATGGCCGACCACGCCGACCTGGGGATCACCAAGCTGGAGCTGATCTCTCAAATCAGCAGTTACGAGCGGGAAGGGTTCACGGCGGATGTGGACCTGGAGAGCGCAACAGTCCGTGAACTGAAAGCTGAGGTGGAACGGTACAAGAAGCAGACGGAACAGCTAACCTTTGATCTTGGGCAGGCACAGAGCGAATTAAGCGAAGCACCGGAGCCGGTGGACACGGACGCACTCCGTTCTTCCATTGAGCAGGAAGTAAAATCCAAGTACAGAGCCCAGCTGGAAGAATTGCAGCAGCGGGCCGATGCAGCGCCGGACCCGGAGGCGATCCGAAAGGAAGCGGAAAGGGAAGCCGCAAAGGAATACAAAGCTAAGTTGGCAACGGCAAAGGCAGACGCCGAGAAGAAAGCCAAAGCCGCTGTAGAAAAGCTGGAGCAGGAAAAGGCAGACCTGAAACGGCAGTTGGACAGCAGTGCCACCAAACTGGACGCCGCTGTTCGGCAAGCCAAGGCAGCGGGTGCAGACACGGATGTAGCCGCCTGCCGGGTGTACTTCACCGAGCTGCAACAAACCGCCGCAAAGGTACAGGAACTGATCGGCAAGATCAATGCCAAGGATCCGGCCACCGGAGCCAAGCTCTCCGCCGCCGTTATTTCCGTTTTGCAGTCGACTGCAAAGAATTTGGAGGTGGCACAATGACCTGCGAGCAATGTTACCACTGCGATGTGTGTTTTCGCCGCATGACCGTTTACGGCCCATACGCCCTAATGGGAATGAACCATGACCACATGGAAGAGTGGTGCACCAAATGTAAGCCAAAGACACAGATCATAGAACTGTCAACGCAAATTCCACAGTCGCTTCATGATGAACTGGCAAGGTACTGTACGGAAATAGCATACGATGAGGAGCGACAAGCATGAAAATGATTAGAAAGCACCTGTGGAATAAGAAAAGAACAGAAACGCTCAAGGTGGCAGACCTGCAAGGCTACCTTGCCCAGTTTGAGCCGTCCGCAGAAGTTCAGCTCGGTGTTGTCCAAATGAGAGGTGCCGCAATGTGGCACCTGCCCGATTTGGGTAAACTTAAAATCTGTGCTAATTGATGTTCAAGAGGTGAAAGAATGAACATCCAACTGGACAAGCTGGCAGAAACAGAACGCGGCGCCGTCGGTTTCGGGAGTACAGGGAGGTGAGCAGGATGTGTATAGCAGCACAAATCATTCTTGTGGCCGGGGCGGTCATTGTTGCATTTTTCGGCGTGATCGGCTTTGGTCCGAACTTTAAGAAATGAGCGGAATAAAAAGCAGGAGGAAAAATGACGAACAACGAAAAGAAGGAATGGCTGCAACGCTATCGGGAGTGCTGGGCGGAGGTTGAGATTACACAACAGGAGATCGAAGAACTGAACAGCCGGGCGCAAAAGATCACGGCTTCCCTCTCTCCCACGCCGGGAGGCGGGCAGCGGGCAGATTTTACCTTGACGGTAGATCGCATTATAGAACTGAAAGAGAAGCTGGACCAACAAGTCCGGCTTGCTCTGTTGCAGCGGGCAGAAATTGAGACTGCTATTGAGCAGGTACGCAGCCCATTGCACCGGCGTGTGTTGCGTCGGCGGTATTTGAACGGTGACACTTTTGAGAAGATTGCCGTAGACGAAGATATTACATACAATCACCTGGTCTCTCGCATTCACCCGCAGTCCCTGGATATGCTGGAATGTGAAAAATAAAAAACCACTATGCAATGCATGTTGATGTTATAGTATGCAGGTTGCCGTCTGTGTTATAGTATAAACTGCCAAACAGATTGAAAGAGCGCTCCAAACGGTGCGCTCTTTGGCTTTTGCTTTTGTGCTTTTCCTTTCTTAAATGCGGTTACTACGAGGCCCATTTTCAGATGTGCTATAATTATGGTGAGCAGAAAGGGGGGAAAACAAATACATGTGTAAACGCTCTAAAAAACCTTTAGGCAAGCAGCAGAAGAAGAAACGGAAAAATCGTAAAGTTCGAGAGTATGAAAAGATCAAGATGGAACTGACTAACCTTTCTCCGGCGGAACGCCGACGCGAACGCATTTTAGCAGAGGCCGAAGAGAAAACCGCGATAAACACTACTCCTTTGACGATTTCTGTAATATCGATGATATTTTCGTGGTTTGCAGTCTTTCAAAGTAAGATTTACGAAATCCTCAAAGATTGGTTTCAAACATTGCTCGAAGAATATTCAAATCATGCTGAAATAATTCAAAAGATACAACAGAAGATGAGTGACATTCAGAATAGTCATATTGAGATATTCGGCGTGGTTGTAGTTGCTTCAGCAATAGCAATAACAATTATACGGGTTCATCAGTTGCGTCTCGAGAAAGCAGCCCGCAAAAATAGAATTCGGCTCGAAATACTGGATGAATTTTTCCCAAATAGCAGACAGAAAAAATAACAGCATATAATCCGCAATTATTACAAAGGAGGTGAGCAGCGTGGGTAAAGAGACCTTAACACCTAAACAAAGGCTGTTCTGTTATGAATATGTGCTCGACCATAACGGGAAACGGTCTTACCAGGCTGCTTACCCGAATTGTAAGGCACCCGGGAGCGCAGAAAGCCAAGCAAGCCGATTGCTAAGAAATGATAAGGTAAAAAAATTTATCGCTGAGCTGGAAAAGCGAAAGCTGGACAAGTTGGATTTCACCGCAACGGATGTGCTGAACGCACTGTGCTCCATCGGGTTTGCAGAGACGGCAAAGCCGCCGAATACCTCTGATCGGGTGAAAGCCCTGGCAGAGCTTCTGCGTCACTTTGAATTGGCCCGAGGGCATGAAGATGAGCAGACGGACGATGGCTTTCTGGAGGCCTTGGAGCAGAAAGCGGGTGAACAGGCATGGGAAGAATAAGCACCTTTCATTTTCAGCCATTCTCCGCCAAGCAGCTCCAGGTGCTCACCTGGTGGTGCAAAACATCACCTGTGAGCGACAAAAACGGAATAATTGCAGACGGCGCTATACGATCCGGTAAGACGGTGAGTATGGCGCTTAGCTATATTCTGTGGGCTATGAGTACCTACAGCGGCATGAATTTTGCCATGTGCGGTAAGACGATCAGCTCCTTTCGCCGGAATGTGCTTTCTTTTCTGCCTGCAATGCTGCAAAGTCGCGGGTATCAGGTAAAATACAGCCGTAGCGACAATGTGCTTGTGGTGACGCGGGGTGGTACGGAAAACGCATTTTACATTTTCGGGGGCAAGGACGAAAGCAGCCAGGATCTGATCCAGGGTATGACTTTGGCCGGTGTGTTCTTTGACGAGGTGGCTTTAATGCCCCAGTCCTTTGTACAGCAGGCCACCGCCCGGTGCTCTGTCAGTGGTGCAAAATTCTGGTTCAACTGCAACCCGGATAACCCACATCACTGGTTTTATGAAGAATGGATCCTGCCGGAGAAGCGGCAAGAAAAGCGAATACTCTACCTCCACTTTACGATGGACGATAATTTGTCCTTGACAGAGGAGGTTAAAGCCCGGTACAGAACGATGTATGCGGGCGTTTTTTATGCCCGGTACATTCTGGGCGAATGGAAAGTGGCAGAGGGCCTGATCTACGATATGTTTGACGAAAGTCGGCACTGTATTCCGCTGCCGCCGGATAACGAACTGCAAGGTCCTGCCTATATCAGTGTGGACTACGGTACGCTAAACCCTACGGTGTTCCTGATGTGGCGCAAATACCACGGCAAATGGCTATGCACCAAGGAGTATTACTATTCCGGGCGAGAGAACCATAAACAAAGGACGGACGCAGAGTATGCGGACGAGATGATGGCCTTTATCGGCGATACGCCCTATACCTGCGTAGTGGTTGACCCTTCGGCGGCCTCTTTCATTACAGAGCTGCAAAGGCGGGGGCTAAAGGTGTTAAAGGCGGATAACGCGGTGCTGGATGGAATCCGTACCGTATGTACGCTATTGCAGCGGGCGGATCTGCTGTTTTGCAAGGACTGCACCCGCACCATTGCAGAGTTTTACGCCTACCGTTGGTATGACAAAGCGGCTCAGGCAGGCCGGGATGAGCCGGTCAAACAGGACGACCACGCTATGGACGCCATGCGCTATTTTGTAAGCACGGCGCTGGGGCGGATCGTAACAAGGAGGACTTGAATATGATACTTTACATGAACCGGCGGGATGTGCCGGAGGCGGAACAGGGCGTACTGTCGTCTGCCGTGATTGATTATGTGGTCGGTCGGGCACACGAATATGAGCGGCGCTGCCGTGCCCTCTATGGCCGATATATTGGCGTGCCGCAAATCCACCGAGGAGAGGACGAGAACGATGTGCGGGCCGAGGCTAACTATGCCAAGTACATTGTGGATATTATCCGTGGCTATTTCCTGAGCGAGCCGGTAAAGTACGACTGTAACGACAAGGACAAGAAAGACAGCCAGGCCAAGCTGTCCCTGGTGTCTACGGTGGAGGCCAAGCTGGATCGGCAAAGCGGCAACCTGATCCGGCATAACGCTGTGGACGAAAACAAAGACGGCCTGTGCGATCTGTGCGGCAAGGAAATTGACATTTCTGCCGTTATGGCTGCCTATCACAGTCAGAATATTGCTACGATAGATCAGCGGATTGGCAAGGCCATGGGCATATACGGTGAAAGCTGCGAGCTGCTATATGCCAGCACAGAGGAGCAACCACGCCCGCGATCCGCAGTGTATGCGCCGGATCAGATCGTGCTGGTGCAAGATGATACTGTAGAGCACAAGGATCTGTTTGCGCTGTGGTTTGAGCAGCGGGAACGCACAGATCGCAGCCGGTACTATGCGGTAACAGTCTATACGGCTACCCAGTATCAGCAGTACGAAAGCACCTCGCTGGATAAAGAAAACTATGTGTACAACCCGGTGGGTGCACCGGTGCCACACTTCTTTGATGAGGTGCCGGTGGTGTGTTATGAGAACAACGAGGAGAGACAAGGCGACTTTGAACAGGTGGCCAACCTGATAGACGCCCGCAATGAGCTGCTGTCTGATCGGCTTACAGATAAGCGTAAGTTTGTCAATTCCATCTTGGCAGCATTCGGCGCGGTTCTGCCCCAGGAAA